CTTCAGAAGTGAACGTGAACACAAATACTTTTGTGAAAAATCTAATAAATGGTTGAAGTATTCAACTACTCAGGTTTGTAATGAACTAGATGAAAAAGCAAAAGAAAACATTGAACATACAAGACATATCTGGCAACCAAGAGGAGAAACTGTTCATTATTGCTTAGAACAGAAGATGTTAGGTAATAAAGATATTGATATGGGTATTTATGAAGAATGGGTTACACCTCTATTTGAGTTAGAACTGTTTACACATTTTGAACCTATGGGTGTTGAATATATGATGAGCAACCCTATCAAGGATGTTGGAGGTCAACTTGATCTTATTGGGTATGACACTAAAGCTAAAAAGATTAGATTGATTGATCTTAAAACTAAAGGTAATACAACATATGACTTTAAAAAACGTACAGGTTGGAGAGAACCATATAGAACAGATAAACAATTAGGTTGCTACATCGAAATGCTTAAGTTGAACTGTGATATCGAACCTGATATCTGCAATACGATCTGGGCGTATAAGGGAAAATGTATGTTAAATGAAGATCAACCTGTACAGAGATGTAAGGATGCATGGCAAGAGGCATGGGAAAAGTTTGAAGCTAAACAGGTAGTGTTTTGATATGAACCTACTATCTAGCACTACAGGATCTACTAATAAATTGATAGTTACTTCTGACGGCAAACTAGCTATCAATGGAGTTAGTTTTGGAGAACAGGCAAAACCTTATGAAAGATTGTTTGGTATGACAGAAAAAGAAATATATAAAAAATTTGGTTTAATTTTTAAAGATACAGGTATCTATCATAATGGTGAACCTACATATAAAATTGAAAGTGATCATGAAGCTGAATTGTACTTAATCAAAAAAGGTTTTCTTAAATATGTAAAAGGTAAATCAAAATGGCATGATCAAGCGATGGATGAAGGTTGGAAAAATGGTTGGACTCCTAATCCTGATAGTGTTATAGAAAAGAAAAAAGAATTAGGTCATGTTTATTTCTTTAAAAGTGCTAATAGTCATAAAGTTGGATGTTCTTGTAAAAACAATATAAAAAACAGAGTAAGACAACAGTTACCAGATGAAGTGCTTGCAGTAAGTCCAGCAAGAGATGATTATAAAAAATTAGAAAAGAAGATACATAAAATGTTTGCAAAGAACAGAGTTGCAAGATATGAAATATTTAATGATTTGACAGAAGATGAAGTGCAAAAGATAAAAAAAATGCTAGGAAATAAAATAGCCGTAGATATCAAACTAAGGGGACAAAAATGACAAAGGAGCAAAGAATAGAAGCTGCTCAGAAACGTATCGAGGAGCTAAGAAAACTTATCTCGGAGTGGACTAAAAGGTGAGATATATACTTGATGTCTCGGGTAGAGATTTAGAACTTATTAAAGCTTCAATCGTTAATTTTGAAAGGTCATTAGAAATGTCATCTCAAGGAGATTTTAGTCATTTAATTGATGAATTGAATGACACTTATTTAAGTTTGAAAAGACAAAAAAGAAAACAACTAAATTCTAAGCTAAGAAGAAAATGGGGGGTTCAATTATGAAATGTCTTTACAGAGAACTTGATCGGAGAAAAAAGTATTTAATTGCAAAATTAAATAATGAAATTGCCACACTTGAATGGCAATGGTTTCAAAACGAAATAAATGACAAAGAATATTGTGTACAATTTGATGATATTCAAAGACGTATTAGAGAACTTGAAGGTTGACAAGCCTATTTAGTGTATATACACTCTAGAGAGTATATGTCTCTAATTCATTAAATGACCCTTACAACTTATCCAATGCGTGAAAAGAAACCACAGCAAATCGGAAATTATCTCTTAGATGAGATCACACCAAAAGCTCTTAAATTAGAAATGGAGCAAAGTAAACACGCTCTTTCTGACCGAATGTTAAAAGATCCTAGTTGGGAATCTTTTGTTTGGAACGGAACTTTTTTGACATCTCCAATGATGGCATTAAGAGGTGCTGAAGAACATGGTTTAAATCAAAACAAACCTATTCCTATCGCTGACATTGTTAACTCAGTTAATAACTATTTAACTTCTCTTGGTAAGAAAACTATTACTGATAATTCAGTATTATCTAATCTTAAAAAAGCAGCTAAATATTTAAATACTGCTTATAACTTGGTTTTAAGACCTGACAGTTTAAATATGACTGTAACTTTATTAAGTGCTGCTGCTACTGATAAAGAAATAGCTAAATGGTATAACCAGATGGAATCAAGGTTGGAAAAGATTATTACACTTGCACAACACGCAAAAAATAGTGATTTTGAACATTTACCATCATTACCTTTAGCTAAACAAAAGTTTTTAAAACTAAATGAAGCGTTTAATCTTGAAGAAGGTAACAACAATGAGTAATGCAATAATTCCTGAGATTGTTGGTCAAACGGAGATTCTTGAAGAGTCTCCTATGACAGAACAAGAACAAAAAGAACTTATTGAAACTGAAACAGTAATTAAATCATCTTTTCAAGGAAAAATGGAAAGAGATTTGGCTATTGGTGCTGGTCTTTTAAAAATAAAAAGACAAAAGTTATATAGAGGTGCTAATGGAGGTCGATTATGGGTTGATTATCTGAAAGAAGAATCTGCAAAATTAACAGGTAATGCAGAGCCAATAAGCGATCAGTTAGCAAGGAATTTGAGAGGTTTTTATGAGTTTCGTTGCGAAATATTACAGGATTTATATAATTATATAATTTTGCCAACTAATAAAAGTCAAGTTACTCCAATTCTAGGTTATTTAAAAAATCCAAAAGAAGCTGTTGAAATTTGGAAGGCTGCCTGTTCTGAAGCTGGAAGTAATAAAGTTCCAACATATCACCAAGTTAATAGGGCTTATTATTCTTACAGAACACAAATATCTTCAACACAAAAACAACCAGAATTAAAATCAAATAATAATGTTGAAACAGTTTCTTATACAGAACCTACATATCAAACATCAACAAATACAAATTACGAACAGCCCAAAACTACTACTCCAGTATGGGAACAAGAAAGAAACACACAAGAAGTAGATCCTTATTCTGAATGTAAAAAATTACATGATGTTCTTTATGAAGCTGAAAAAAGTTTACAAAACTTGCATGGTGTTCTTTATCATCAAATAAATAAATATGGAAGTTCTTATTTAAAACAAATGAAACAGTTTGATGCTGGAATTTATAGTGTCTCTGATATTGATCAAAAAGTAGATTCTTTAAATGATCAAACAGCTTATCTTGTTGACCTTTTACAAAAAGATATAGAACCTAATGCTCTTGTAAATAATGAATGAAATAACAATAAGGGTAATAGGAATCCCTGCTCCTCAAGGATCTAAAACCCTTACACGTTGGGGTGCGATGATTGAAGCATCTAAAAAAGTAAAACCTTGGAGGACTGATGTAAAAGAAGCTGCTCTTGAATGTTATAACAGCGGAGCATTGAATCTACCTGTAAAAGCAGATATAGAATTTGTTTTTCCCAGACCTAAATCACATTATGGAACAGGAAAGAATGCAGATGTATTAAAACCTTCAGCACCTAAATTTTGTACAAGTAGAGGTAATGGAGATATTGATAAGCTATCTAGGTCTACTTTGGATGGATTGTCTGTTAGTGCAGGGGGAAGCATATTAGAAGATGATTCTCTTGTTGTTGAACTTAATACAAAGAAGAGATATATAAAAAAAGACGAATTACCAGGAGCATATATTGCAATATCTTGTATTTACGATTAGTATACTATTAGTTTACTAATACTAATTAAACATGACGATCTCTTTAACAACTTCAGATCCACAAATAACTGAAATACCTAATTTAGGTGGTCTTATAAGAAAAGACGATATTTATTACAAAGGCAAAGTTCCTTATTGTTCTTGGGCTAAGACAGCACAAAGAATTAGAGAACACGCACCTAATTGGTTTTTCGCATTAGAACCTAATCCTGAAGGAGGTTTTATTTGGAAAGCACCAGATAATACGGGTTATATATTAGGTTATTTTCAAAACGTAGTTACAGGTATCAAGCTACCTCTTTATCACTATGCAATAACAAAAGGATTTAACCAAGCAATTCCATTTAACGAAATATCGTCTAATGATCTTCAAAAGGCTCATAGAAGATGTTTATGTGCTTGTGCTTGTTATTCCTTTGGAGATGCTTTTGAACTTTGGGCTGGTTTAGAAATTGAAGATGCAAAGAAAGAAGAAGCTTTACCAGAAAAGGAAGATCGTATAAAAAGAACCCCTGACAAACCTAATGACAAAGGTGAACCTGTTGAATCTATAAAAGATAAGGATTATGGTAAACCTATATCAAAATTTGCCAAAGATGCAGTAGTAACCAAGATGATGAATCTATCAAAAAAATATCCAACAATAAAAGATTCTGTAATAGATAAATTCAAAAAGATGTTTGATATTACGCAAGAAGGAATTGGTCCTGATGACATAAGAACGGCTGAACAAGGAAAAGCCCTTACACTTCTAATAAATGAAATTGATTCAACTCTATGACCCAAGAAGAAGCAGAATTTGCAGGGAAACAAGTTCTAAGTCAACTTCAAGAACGCAAGCAAG